GCCCCGCCGGCGGTCACCGTGTGGGCAGGCTGATCGGCACCCTGAAACGGCTTTCCGGCGTTGCGCATGGTCATCAGGTGCGGCGCGATCACCGCGTTCTGGTCCTTGGCCGATGCCGTCACCGTGTGCAGCGGGTCGGCAGGATCCCGGATCGCGCCGCCCTGCTGGGCATAGGTCATCACCGGGGACACTACGCCCAGCGGTGCAGCCCCGCCGGGCCGCTTCTTGAAACTGTTCGCCGTCACGGTCGGCGCAGGCTCATCCATCCCCGAACCGGTTGCGCCGGAGTTGAACCGGGTCAGTGATGGCGCAATGACGGCGTGGCGGTTTTCGGTCACCACCGTCTTGAGTGGGTCGCGCGCATCGGCGCTGCGGTCTTCGCCGCCATTGCCCTTGCCGTAATAGGCAGCGAGCGACGGGGCGATCACCGCTTTCTCACCCCGGTTCGCGCCGGTCACGGTCCGCATCGGTTCGCCCGCATCTTCCAGCCGGGCCCCGTGGGTGAGGTTCACCAGGAACGGTCGCATCGCGTCCAGCACATAGCGCCGGATGCCCCGCGCCACTCGCGCCTGTGTCGCGCTGGCCAATGGCCGCACGGCCCTCAAATTGTGCTTGAGCAGGATCTCCGCCTTGGTGTCGAAGATCGAGGGGCACGGCAAGGACCAGTCGATCACGTCGCGCCCGGCAGTCAGCCACGGCTTCAGCTTGCCGGTCTTCACTTCGTCGCTGTCGGGCGCCCCGTGCGTCGGCTCCGGCCAAACGATTCTTTTGCCGTCGAACCGGATGATGATGAACACGCGGCGGCGGATCGTCGGCGCGCCATAGTCGCAGGCGCGCAATTCCTTCCATTCCATCCTGCCGCCGAGCTTTTTCAGCTTCCGGCACCAAAGCTCGAAGGTCTCGCCGCGCCGCTCCGGATCGGGCACCAGCCCCTTCTCCGTCGTGATCAGCGGCCCCCAGGTGCGGAACTCCTCAACATTCTCGATCGCCACCACATCGACACGCCCGCCCGATTTCTGGATCCGCTCGATCCAGCCCGGAATGATCCATGCAAGGTCGCGGATGTTCCGCTGCACCGGCGCGCCGCCCTTGGCCTTGGAGAAGTGCTTGCAGTCGGGCGAGAACCAGGCAAAGCCGATATGGGCGCGATTGAAATGGTCGAGAGGGTCGACCTTGTAGACGTTCTGGCACAGATGCACGGACTCCGGATGGTTGACCGAATGCATGGCCACCGCCACCGGATCGTGATTGATCGCGAAATCCGGCGAGCGCCCAAGTGCCATTTCAATTCCGGTCGAGGCTCCACCACCTCCGGCAAAGCAGTCGATTATGATTGGCATTTTCATTCCGCGGCCTCCAATTCCTTTCGCGCCGGGAATGACCGGCCGACGATGTCGATGTGTTTGCGATTCTTCTTGTTCGGTTCGACGCTGATCGTGACGGGCATGATCAGTTCATCGACACGATGCAGGGCTTCGTCAGTTGATTTGGGATAGGGCGAGGATCCGCCATGGGTTGCCCACCACTGCATTGCAGCCTGGCAGCGGGTCATGCCGTGCTCGAACGCGATCCATTCGCGGTATTCGGAAATGCCCGCGATGAAGGTGACCTTGATGCTGTCTGGCATGCCTATTTTCTGATATCGATCGAGACGCCAATCCACGACCGGGATCTGTTGCGGCGCGACCTTCTCACCGGACAGGATGCCGACCGACTTTTCGGCCTCGGCTTCATGCTTGGGCTTTTCCTCGCGTGGGAACTCGTGACCGCAAATCTTGCAGGTGATCGAGTTGATGGCGATCAGTTCCTGACAGCCCGGGCATTCCTTGGCTCGGACGCTGTCGACCGGAACCTTGCCCGTCTCGCTATCCGGGTTGAAGGTCTTGCTTTCAGCTCCTACCGAGTCGACCGGGCCGTGACGACGGATGTTGCCGGCATAGTCGAGCACAAGGCAGTTTTCCTTGCCTGACGACAGGCGAGTGCCGCGGCCGACGATCTGCACGTAGAGCGATGTCGAGAGCGTTGGGCGGAGCATCACGACCAGATCAACGGCAGGCGCATCGAAACCGGTTGTGAGAACCTGCGCATTGGTCAGGCATTTGATTTCGCCTGCCTTGAACCGTCGCAGTATGCTGTCACGCTCGCCGGATGGCGTGTCGCCGGTCACTGTCTCGCATGATATGCCCTGTCCGCGCATGGCATCTCGGACATTAAACGCGTGTTTGACGCCCGCGCAGAAGACGAGCCACGAGCGGCGCGACTTTCCAAAGTCACAGATCTCGGCCACGGCTTGCGCAGTGATCTTGTCGGAGGCCTTTTCAAGCTGTGCCGGGACGAACTCACCGCCCCGACGCTGGACGGCAGACACGTCGATCTCGGTCAATCCTGCCTTTGACACCAGCGGCGAGAGAAAGCCGTCCTCGATGCCACGGGCGATGCCGTAGGTGTAGACCGTCTCGTCAAAGAGCCGTGACGTTCCCGCATCGAGCCGTCCGGTGTCGAGCCGGTAGGGCGTGGCCGTGAAGCCGCAGACCCGGGCATGGGGTGACCGGGCATGAATGTCGTCGAGAAGCTGGCGATACATGCCCTCGCCCTTGGCCGGGACCAGGTGCGCCTCGTCGATGTGGATCAGGTCGCGATCGCCAAGCAGATCGGCGCGGCGAAACACCGACTGGATCGAGGCGAACGTGATGCGATGGTGCGCGTCACGCTTCCCGAGGCCTGCCGAGTAGATCCCGGCCGGAGCATCCGGCCAGACCTTAAGGAGTGCTGCGAAGTTCTGGCCGACAAGCTCGCGGACATGGACCAGCATGAGGATCCGCATCCGCGGATATTCTTCCATGAGCGATCGGGTCAGTTCGGCGATCACCATGCTCTTGCCGGTGCCGGTGGCCATCTCGACCAACGGGTTGCCGCCGCCCTTGGCCCAGTAATCGGTCACCGCCTTGATTGCATCTTGCTGATATGAGCGAAGGGCGATCATCCCAACACCTCCCGCACAGCGCTTTGCAGCGCCTTGGCGACGGCGAGCTGGTTCTCGATCTGCCAGCGGCGTTTCCAGTAGCCATCGCCGATCTGCTTTGCGGCCATGGCAGTTTCGATGAGCTGGTTTTCGCGCGCCAGTTCCGCCTCGATCGTCGAGACCTTGGCGTCGATTGGATCGGTGATTTTCATGCCGCGTCTCCCGAAAATGTGTCGAGAAGATCGCCGCCGAATTGGGTGTCGGACATGTGCGACAAGTTCTTGATGGCCTGCCGGAAATAGGCCTCTTTCAACTCGAACCCGACGAACTTGCGACCCGCCTTGAGCGCGCCCCATCCTTCCGAGCCGATGCCCATGAATGGCGAGAGCACGATGTCGTTCGGATTGGACCAGAGCCGGATTGCGCGCTCGATCAGATCAAGCTGCAGCGGGCAAAGGTGCTTCTCGTCCTTGTCGTCTTTCGCGGTACGGACGTTGAGGACATTGGTCTGGTTGATGTCCATCCAGACAGGCGACGCCCATTGCTGCCACTGCGAGACCGGAAATTCGCGTGCATCCTTGCCGACCGGGTCGATCAGCTTCTCGTCGGACGGCGTCTTGCGGAAAACCAGCAGGTAATCGGGCAGGCCCTGGCGCGATCGCGCGCTGTCCTTGCGCAGCGTCTTGTACAGAAGCCCATGCGCCTTGGTGCGCTGCATCTCGACGACAGGGTCTTTCCAGATCGTGATCCGGCTGTGATAGGTCCATCCTGCCTCGGCATGGGCGCGGATGATATCGCCCGGCATATCCCAGAGCCCGCCAACGCCGTGACTGACCTTCGTGCGCGGCATATCAGTGCAGTGAACAGCAGTCAGCCGGCCCGACTTTGTGACCCGAAACAGATCGCGGACTAGAAAGCCGTAATGCTCAAGGAATTCGGCATCATTTGCCGCATTGCCCATGTCTCGCTCGCTGTCCGAATAGATGAACAGGTGCGAGAACGGCGGGGAGTAGATCGAGAAGCCTACGCTTTCGGACGGGATTTCGCGGATGCCTTCGACGCAATCAGCATTGTATGCCGTGAAGTTGTCGCCGTGATGGGAATCAAGCACTTTCATGGATCAACCACGCCGGAAGGCGCGCCTCTGATTTCGGTTGATAGGATGTCTTGCGGATGTGGGATTGGTGAGCGTTGCGCATCGCGATCTGCATCTCGCGCTTCATGGCCAGATGGTCGCCAGCCTTGCGGTCGATAACGCGCTTGATGGCCGCCTCGGTGTCAGCCATGGCGATATGCACCTCGACTTCGCGCTTTTGCCCGAAGCGCCATGCTCGCCTTATCGCCTGGTAATAGTTCTCATAGGAGAAGCTGAGCCCGGCAAAGGCCATGCGGGCGCATTGCTGCCAATTGAGGCCATACCCCGCGATTGAAGGCTTTGTGATGAGGACTCGCAGATCCCCACGGGTGAAGGCGTCCAGCCGTTCCTCTTTCAGGGAAAGCTGCATCGATCCGCGCACTTCCAATGCGTCCGGAATGCGTTCTACCACAGCATCGGCGTCGTAGTCGGTGTCGCACCAGATCAGCCACTGCTCTTCCGGATCACTGTCGATGCACTCGGTGACAAGATCGGCCCGGTCTTCACTGGTCAGGCGCTTTTCTGCATGGATGGCCGTCGCGGACGTGTCGGGCATGCGGAACAGGCGCTGCTGTCCGATGAATTTGCCGTTCTTTTCCTCACCGGCATCGATGAACCTGTCCGCCTTGACGGTGTGCTCATAGGTCCGGATTTCGGGCAGAACATAGCCATCATCGGGAAAGCCAAGATCGGACGGCAGAGAAACGCACCGCGACCATGACGCCACCCAGCGCCAGAAATCGGAAACGGCATGGCCCTTGATCCGCCATGTTCCGGTGTTGGCCGTGTCATTGATAAACCATCGGGGCAGCATCTCGTCACGGCGCATCACGCCAAGGAACTCGGCATGCGTTCCAAGCTCGGTGTGATCGTTCGGTGCCGGCGTGGCGGTGCAGCAAAGCCGATAGGGCGTCTGCGAGAACAGTTGGATCAGCTTGCGCGTGGTGACGCCAGCAAAGCTCTTGAGGATCGAACTTTCATCCAGGATCACGCCGCCGAACCGATTGACGAGAAAGTT